ATGCAAATGGGGCCAGCGATGTACAAGTTCACGTACCAGCTGATTCGAGACACGATCGCTCGCTTCCTTCAAATCGATGGTAGCGAGGGTTCCATCACTGGAACCGAGTCTTGCCATCTCCTGATTAGGAGATTGGTCAAGAAAGCCGATCATCTTGTCCAAGGATTTATCCTCGGACAAACGATCGAGAATCACGCGGAGAACCCCCTGCTGTGCATACTGCATAGCCGTTGGTTCAATCGCGATGATTCGAGGTGTCTTGAGCGTCTTAGGAACGGGAACTACCCTAACGGGTAGTTCTCGACCGGGTTCGAGGATGTCCACCTCGTCTAACTGGTCGTAATAACGCCAATTAGGGAGTAGGAACTCTCCTGATGGAAAGATCCTCTCCAAACGAGTGGTCCAGGTCCTAAGGTCGAATTTCTGGTTTCCCAGAAGACGATCTGCAGTAGTACCTGGTCCGTGCTTAGGACGTACTTCCAAGTCATGGATATCTTTATCCATTCTTGTGAAGACACGTTCGAAAAGCACAGCTGACACTCTGCGAAAGTCCTCTATGTCAGAGGAACTCAAGCAGCTATCAGCCACGCGGACATCCTTCTCACACTCGATAAATGCGTCCATAGCAGCTTCTACCCTTGCATCACTGCAGGGGAGAAGCACCTTGCTGAAGAGCAAACTCAATTGCCTTACAGCAAGGATTGCATCTATAGACGGATCATCGAGCAATCGACCCGTACCCCGATCGAACACATGATCGAGGAAACCTCCGAGAAATCGGGGGAGACCTCCTTTCCACCGGAAACCGGTGAAAAGACGTCGATCAACCACGCCTTGGTCAAGACTTTTTTCGAAGTCTTTTCCAAATTGTGGTAGGGTTATCGTAAGAAACGACAACCCCTCATGTTCGATACGACGATGGATGGTTTTAATATCCATCGTGGCGCTAGTGTCACACCTGCTAGCAGATTCTTCTGCTAGTTTTATCCAGAGCAACGATAGGCTTTTCAAAGCCCCTCCTTAAATAGAGGTGGTCTTTACTAGCTTACGTTGTCTCAGGGCATTGCGCTGAACACAAACTCGAATAGAGAATGTGCAGGCACAATGTCGGCCATAACGAGTATAACGAGAATGAGAGCATACACAATCCTTGAATTAGGAAAAGGTATGATCAAAATCACGTTACGCTCAGCTGATGTCCGTCGGCGCTTAGCTTTCGCCGCCAAGAAGCTTGGCGATGATCGCATCAGTGCTGGCGGTGTACAACGACTTAAAGCCGTTGTAGACAGCCAAGGCCTCTGCGTTCGTATAACCGGCAACAGGCACGTCGAAGACGATGTAGTTACTCATCGACACCTTCGTGTTCTGAGCCGGGATAAACGGATCCGCAGTGACCTTGCTATGGTCGAGCCGCAGCACTCGGCGAGTACGACGCCCATAGGCGTTGTTCGCAGAGAGCTTCACCAGCCCATCCGACGACAGGTACTCACTATTCCCGCTCCCCGAGGAAACTCGAGGTAGCGAGATAGTGGATCCCGAAATCGTGATGGACTGGGGGTCTGAGAACGCCATAAGCGTGCTCCTTTCAGGAACGGTAGACAGAAATCTACACGTTCCATAGTGGTTGACGTCAGTGCAAACAGCACCGACTACGGCTTTCGACTTATGCCGAGAGCCGCAGCTATGGAGAGCTGGAGAGGTGACAAGCCTTCCCAGGTAACTCCAAAACCAAAGGGGTTTGCTCCGTGCCTTATCTTGGTTTCAGTAACCAAGGTTAGGGCGGAAGCCTTAGCCGTCTCGTTACAGAGACCGGTTTTAGGCTTAGTATAGGTATGGACACAGTAACTGTGTTCCATTATATACCCATACAGCATAACCAGACCATCGGTACTCCAGCTAGAGATGTTTGAAATAACATCTCCAGAATTGGAGAACCAATCCGCGGCCCAGCTCCATGGAGCGGCATTCCAGAGTACTTCTGGCGTCAGTTTAAGGCCGAACACATGTTCGGCCATCAGGCCGTACCTATCCAGAGCCGAACGGGAGTCGTATCCGCTCGGTAGTGCATAGGTAAACGCGCCTGAGAACCACTGGCGTTTGAAGGTCTCCACCTTCAACATGCCACCCCCGGGGAGATTGTTGGTCTCGAAATCGGAATCGTACGGCACAAAATATGCCGGATACGGTTCTCCGAAATCGATAACTTCAGTCTCCTTTTGGACAGG